CACGTTCGGGCACGCGCGATAGTCTTTCTCGTAGTAGCGACGAATCTCTTCTTCTGTCTTGTACTTCGCCGGATACGACACGAAGCCGCAGCCTTCGCAGATGTGCATTCCCTTCGGCGCGAGTCGATACTGATCGACGTTCTTCCACTTGTCTGTGCTGTCACACACTGGACATCTCATACTCTGTTCCCCCATCGAGTTGATAGTTGCGACAGCTCTTCGGGAAGTGCAGCGTGAATCGCATCACGATACTGAACGCCGCCGAAGTAGATGTCGCGTGTTGTTGTAAAATGTTTCTCAATCACATTCGCGCCGTGGATCTCGATAGCCTCAATGCACGCATCGATGCCCACTGTGTGATCAGAGTAGCCAGCCTGGCGGGCATAGTACTCTGACAGCAGATCGATGTTCTTCAGGCCAGGGAACGTCGTCAGATACTCGCTCACATGCAGTATCCGCGCACGCTTCAGATCGGGCTTCTTCGATCCCTCTTTCACAGAGACGAGCACATTCTCGGCGTCTTTCTTCTCGACGAAGTTGAATCCGACGGCCGATTGAGCGCCAGCTATCTTGTGGTAGCGCTGATGAATCATCAAAGGCTCAAGTGCACGCGAGAAGATGGAGTAGAAGAGATCTGTTCCGATCTCCTGCGCGTAGCGAATCAGCTCGACGTACTGATGAAAGCTGAACTCGCACTGACGATAAAATTCTTTGGGCATGGATCCGCTTGTGATGTCGCGCGCAAGAAACGCTTGCGACTTCACGATGTCAGCGCCGCTTTCATGCGCGGCTCTGATCAGCTCCTTGGCTTTGTTCATGTCGCCTAGGTGATTGTTGCCTATCTCTGCTATGAGCATGGTCGTACCTCTCCCTCACGTATTCGAGTAGCAGCCGCGTCTGAGCGACGAAGCTGAGTGTGACAACTGCAAGCGGAATCAGCAAAGCGACTGCGTGATCGTCGCCCTGAACTACGAAAGAAAGAAACGCACCCCACGTTCCGCCGCAGAATACGAGTGTGGCCAGATACAAGATCAATCCGAACGCGTTGTAGAGTAGCTTGCGCATGATCAGTAGCTCTTCTTTCTGAGAAAGCGCTCAAGCTCTGCGTCACGAATACGCTTCTCTTTGAGCGTCTTCTCGGTTGCAAAGGGATTGTTCACCGAATCGTTCGCCATACGCATACGCTTCTTCACGATGCGTCTGCAAGTCTTGTCTATGGATCCGATCCAGCGACAGAACATCTCGGCGAGATCTTCTGTCACCAGACCCTTGCGCTGCGCCGAAGCCATGCCAACCTGCAGTCCGTAGCGAAGATTCACGAGTCCGTTGAGATCGCTGCGTTCGTACGCAAGCGTGAGCATGCGGTTCCACGCAGCAGTGTCTTCAAGGTTCTTGATCTTGCCAGCGTACAGCTTCAGAACATCGACTTCAGACGTAGCTTTCACTTCTTCTTGCCTTTCTTGAGCTTCGCAGACTTGCGACGCAAGCGACGCAGTCCGTTCTCTCGCAGCTCGGCCAAGATCTTCTTGCCGTCGTGCTTTGCGATCAGCTCGGACAGAATGCCGAGAACTTCCCTGACGTCGCAGATCTTGGCTTGCGACTTCTTGCCTTCAGCTTTCGTGATCGCTGAAGCGAGTTTACACAGTCTCACATCACCCTCCTTGGGTTGTTTCAGCGCCAGTATGGCGTTGATCTATCTCGGCTTTGATGCGAGCACGCTCTTCAAGATTCGTCTTCGACATCGAATCTTCGTGCTGTCGATACATGAAGATCGGGCGGTTGAGATACCCGATCTTGAGAGCCGTCTGCGCTCGCTTGAAGAAGTCGTAGCCTTCGTATCCACGAAGACCCTCAGTGAACTTGATGTGATTGATGGCACGCGTTCTGAAGAGAGCGCCGCCGATGTGATGAGCGTCTTTGCCCATCTGAACGTAGTCGTGCTTGCCGAAGTAGTTCGACGGGTAGATCACGTCTGCTTTCTGATGAATGATCGCGTGCACGAGATCGTTGAGAGCTTCCGGCGTCGTGAAGTAGTCGTCTGCATCAAGACGAACGACGTAGCGGCCGCGGGCATTCTCAAGAGCCACGTTCGACGAGCTGGCAAGACCCAGGTTCTTCGCGTTGCGGATGTACTTCGTGTTCGGGAACTTCGACGAGAACTTCGACATCAGAAGAGCCGTCTTGTCAGTCGAGCAGTCGTCGATCAGAAGATACTCGTGATCGTTGAAGCGCTTCTGCATCGCAACTGAGCCCATGCACTGATCAAGCCACTTCTCGGCGTTGTACGCGCAAGTGTAGACAGTCACGACTGGCATCTCATTGATCTCAGCGAGCCACGGGTTGTTGAGCAGAAGAGACTGCACTTCTTCGAGATCGCAGTCGTTGCCGAGAATGCCGAAGATGCGCTTCATCAGCTCAAGATCTTCCGGGAAGTCGATCAGAAGACGGTGGCCGATGAAGTCGGACTGAGCCGGCCGCATGTCCAGCTGGCGCTCTGTGACAGTGCGAATCGCGTAGCTCACATGCTCAACTTTCTTGTACTTGGCAGCAGCTTCTTCGAGAGCCGTGAACGCGATCACTTCGCAGCCAGTCCCAGCCATCAGACCGGATCCGTAGACATAGTGCAGGTTGAATCTGCGTGCTTCATCGATCATGCGGAACATCGAGTCAGTGTCCACGAAGATCTTGTCGTGTGTGACGCGAACGACGAGATCCACGTTGTACGCTTTCGCTGCGTGATACATGCGCGCAAGCGGGTCTTCGTCGTGCCCGATGTACATCTCAGCGCCGTCGAAGCCATCGATGAGCTGCGTGAAGTAGCTCGATTCAGCAGCGGGCACTGCGTAGATGATCTGCAGTCCGGTCTTTCTCAGTCTGTCGTGGAGATGATGCAAGATGCTCTTGCCGTTGATCTGAATAGCGCACTTGTTCGGAACACGTCGGCTCGCAAGTCTTGCGCAGACGATGATCGCTGTCTTCATACTGATCCCCTATCGTATAGCTACGATTCCCACTTGGGCTTGAAGCCCTTGTACGTTTCAAACGACGAACAACCCTTGCACGGATCCAGCTTGAACGCTTCGCCGCTTCTCAGATCGTCACGCAGCTTCTCAGCGTAGTGCCCACGAAAGATCTCGACCAGTGACTGCTTGTTGATGTCACCGATCATCAGCTCTTCTTTCACGTCTGGACAGCACGGGAACGCGCGGCCCGCGTGATTGAAGATGATACGCACATGAGCTTGCAGACAAGACTGACGCTCTGACGTGTCGCGCGAGCGAGCTTCGAGAGCTTCAACTTTGTCGTTCTCAACGCGGCCGGCGACCATATCTCTAATGCTGATCTCAGCTTCGGGCCAGCGCTTCTGACACAGTCCCGCGATGTCTTCGTCAGCATTGAGCTTCGTACGCACGGCCTGAATCACAAGACGCGTCTCTGACTTGATACGAGCCGGGTGATTGTAGAACATGTCGATGTTGCGCGACGTGAGAGCGTGATCGCCTTGCGCACGCTGCGTCTCGAAGACTTCCTTGCGGAAGCTGTCGTACGAGACTTTCACTTTCGTCAGAGCGGCGAGTCCGTGGAAGACGTCTTCTCGCTTTGCGGGATGGATCTTGAAGTTGCTATTCGCAAGTCTGTCGATGAACGTAGACCCTCTTGCAAGCGACTTTGCATGCTCGGTGATAGCCCGGTAGTGCGGGTTGAGTGTCGATTCGCCTTTCCAGTTGAACTTGAGCGAGTGAACGCCCGCTTCCGCGGCTTGCGTGACGATCTTGAACGCCGTTTCTTTCGCCATGAACGCCTGTCGGAACGGCAAGTTCTCTTTGTCACTGTGATAGCAGTACGCGCAAGCCATGTTGCAAGCGCTGGACAGCTCAAGTGACACGTCAACAGGAACAGAAAGAGGGAGATACTTCCCATAGCGATACTTCAGTCGATAGATGAAATGATTCACAGTCTTCAGCACACATCAAGCGTGGCAGAGCGTACTGAAGACTGTCAAGAATCTTAGCGTCGCTGATAGTGAATGATCACGATGCCGTTGCCGCCGGTGCCGCCGTTGCCGCCCGCATTGTTGTTGCCGCCACCGCCTCCACCGCCGCCACCGCCGCCGTACGTGCCGTTCGAGCCGTTCGCGCCAGCAGTTCCAGTGCCGCCTCCGCCCGAGTTGCCGCCCGCGCCGTAGCCGTTGCCGCCACCTCCGCCCGATCCGCCCGCGCCCGCGCCCGCAGCGAGTCCGAGTTGTGCGTAGGGTGTCGCATCAGCATCAGCGCCGTTCGCGCCCGCCGCCCCGCCGTTGCCGCCGCCCGTTCGTCCTTCAGATGCAGTCGCAGCGCCGCCCGATCCGCCTCCGCCGCCGCCGCCCGATCCGTTCGCGCCAGCTCCAGCTCGCCCGCCTTTGATCGTGATCAGTGTCGAGCCGCTGCGAGTGATCGTCGTGTTCGTTCCGTTCCCGCCCGAGTTCCCTTGAGCGCCGTTGCCGATTCCGCCAGTGCCGAGACTTCCGCCGACGCCGACAGTGATCGAGAGAACATCACCTGCAGTGACAGGGAACGGGACCCAGCTAAGAAACGAGCCGCCGCCACCGCCGCCACCGCCGCCATGCGAGCCAGTCGCTGTTCCGCCGCCGCCACCGCCGCCGCCTCCTCCGCCTCCGCAACCGAGCACCCATATCACTTCAACGCCAGTCGGCACTGTGAAAGTTCCGCTCGCTGTGTATGTCACGGCAGTCGTCTGGCGTGAAGTGGCCACGATGCTCTCGCCCGTGAAGCCGTTCGCGTTGAGCTGTGCGCAAGTAGTTCCGCCGATCTGAAATAAGTACGCGCCGGTCGTGACTGACGTATCTCCTTTGATGAGAAGACCCGCAGTCGTAGTAGACGTATGCAAGTCGATCTCTTGACAGAAAGCCGTCTTCCATCGGTGCTCAGACGTGCCGAGGTTGTGCGTTCTGTTCGACGAAGTCGCCGTGTCAGTGTTGATCGGCAGAAGAGTACCGCGGTAGTTCGAGAAGTTCGTGTTCACTTGGCTTGAGCGAGCTTTCGTGCCCGCAGCGAACGTGTTGTATTCTGTTATAGTATCCGGCATCGCACTTCCCCCTGTTTTAGAAGCCCGTCCATGTGATCACTGTGTTGTTCGCGCCCGTCGTCGTGGTCAAGTTTCTGTTCGCAGTTGAATCATCGAACCAGAAAGCGAATGCGAGAGTATCGCCAGCCGACAGATAGACTGTTCCAGACATGTTGCACAGAGCCGACGTAGCGCTGTACGGATCTCCGCCGCCGCGACACTCCGGTCCATGCTGAAAGACCGTTCCGCCGCGAGCCGCACGAATAACGGTGATCGAGTTGCCTGTAAGGCCGCCGACTTCAGCGCCAGTTGCGAACGAGTAGTTCCCGTCCCAAGGTGCTGTGAAAGTGCCCCCCGAGTACGCATTGTACGGATCCGTGTCGAGATCTTCCCACGAAAGCGTCGTCCAGCTATTCCGAGTCATCACGTTGCCGGCGTCAGACGTGTAGCGCACGCGCGGGCGAATCGGCTCAAACGGTGTGAGATCGATCTGACTCACGTTCGAAGCCCAAGTTCCCGCAGTCGTCTGCGAATCTGTCAGCATGGCGAGCACACGACAACCGACGCTTGTGCGAGCCGTAGTCGAGTAGAGCGTAGTTCCCGAGTCAGCAGCGCCAGCGCCGCCTTCTGCTGTAGATGTGCATCTGTCGTTCGGTCTGAAGTAGCGTGACGAGACGGCCAGCTCCACAGTGCCAGCGTTGTCGAGCGCATAGACGTACGTGTACGAAGTGCGGGCGCTGGCATGTCCGAGAGTGGATCCGGACGAGACTACGACAGACGTCGCAGCCGACACTGAGCGCTGCACGTACGTTCCCGTGCCCGCAGTCGAGCTTCTGAAGCCGATCTTGCAGATCGAGGATCCAGACGGATCAGACCCGCTCTTGTCTTTGAGTGCGATCGTCAGAGCGTTGCCTGAGACGCTCGTTGCGATCGAGCAGTTCGAGATCTCGTACGACTGATCGGGCGTGGTCGCAGCTGCCACATCAATCTGCGTCTCTGTGCCGCTTGAGTTGAGCTTGTAGAGATTCCCGTCACTCTTGAAGTAGAGCTTGTAGAAGTTCGCAGACGGGTTCGACGGCGTCGAAGCCTGGTCGTCGAAGTTGACGACGTCGCTCGTCGGCGTATTGATCGTCGGGCTTGTCAGCGTCTTGCCTGTGAGCGTCTGCGTCGCAGTATTCAGCGTGAACTCGTCGAATGTTCCGGCCGGCAAGCAAGACTTCAGCTTGCTATCGGCAGAACTCTTTCGAATTTGTCCGGGCCAGCATGCAGATGGAATCGTCGTCTCACGAATCGATACCATGTCGCCTTTGATCACCGCTTGCGAGTGCGCAAAGATCGGCAACAACATCGGCAAGATTAGAATCAAACGTTTGATCTTATTAAGGTAGTTCTGCGCGTCGTACATATACTGTCAATCCTCCTGCTGCGAGTGCACTCAAGTTGCCGCCGGTGAGCGACGCCGTGAGATACACCGTTGTGTTCGTGAACAAAGGCGAAAGGTTCGAAGAGGCGAGATTCGCCGCCGCCGCGACTGCTTGCGTGACGACTTGAAAGTCGTCCGTGAAGTAGCCGTCGTTGCTTGAAAGCCCGCAGCGCACGACTCCTGACGAGATCGCGCCGCCCGAGAAAGCCGTCGAGTGCTTCACGATGAAGCCGTCGAGAACCTCTGTCGAAGAAAGCGAGAAGAGCGCAAGCTGTCCGGTCACCGTCGCGCCGATAGCTGCGAGCTGTGCCGCCGTCACCGAGTACGCTTGCCAGAGTGCCGCCCGATTCTTGATCGTCGTGAAGTTCTCGTTGACTTTCGAACTCTCGATCAGCGTTCGCGCTACGAATGTGTTGTATCCGCTCAATGTGTTCGACATCTATGTCTCCCTCGCTACGATTTTATTCTCCAGCTTGTCGAGATCCAGTTCAACGCTGATGATGTTCATCTCTTCACTGCTCAAGAAGAACGAGTCGCCGCGCGAGCTGTCCCAGATCAGATCGTCGGCAAGAGCCGCCGCCGTCGTATCGCCCCAGTTGTTCAGATCCCAAAGCGACTCTTCGTTGTCAGTAGACGGATCGTAGCTCACGCGGATTCGGTCGAGCACGTTCAGTCCCGGGATGAAGCACGTCGTGAACGCCAGCTCTCGCTTGACTGCAGAGACGTTGTCGAATGTGCTTTGAGCGATCGCCGCGGCTTGCGTCGCGCCCGCGATCCAGAAGTTCGTGATCTGAAGCGTTCTCTGTCCGTAGATCCACGGCAAGTTGTTGCCGGCCACCGTCAAGCTTGAACTGACGATCTCGTAGCTCGAAGTCGTGTTGTCTTCTCGATACTGCACGCTCACGCGCGAGTAGAACTTCGAGTACACACGCCCGAACTTCTCGATCTTCTTGATCGTGTGTCCCCACTCTCGGTTCGGGACCTCGCCCAGCCCGAAGAACTCGTACGCCGCCGTCGTCGTCTGCGCATCGCGCGACGTGAAGTTGAAGCCGCCGTCGTTCGAGATGTATGCGACGAAGCCCTCTGCTTCAGCGAGCTTCTCTACGACTTCCCACACGTTCGTGTTGATCAGCTCTTTCGAAGTCGATGTGTTGAGCTGCGAGTAGACTTGCGTAGTCGTCTCGATGTTCCAGTTCGTCGTCGTGTTGTCGAAGAACGGGCGAAAGACGTAGTTCCCAGCGCCGTCAGTCTGATCGCGCAGCAGCTCGCAGAACTGCGAAGCCGTGAAGCCCGTCGATGTGAAGCCCGTCAGATACTGCGCAGGGAAGTTGCGGAACACGTCGAGCAGCGGCATCACGTTGATGTTCACTTCGTACTGTGAAGTCAGGTTCACGTCGCCGCTGATCAGTCCGACAAACTGAATCGGACGCTCGTCCCACACATCAGACTCGTCCCAGTAGGACACGTCCCACTGAGCGCCAGGCGACTGCGAGCGCTGATAGATGCCGTCAGCACCGAGAGTCACATGCTCGTAGCCCGCTTCGATCTTGACGAGAGTGCGCTGCTGAGTCGCGTAGCCGTACCACATCGAGCGCGAATCTGTTTCGTCGAGATAGGATCCGTCTTCGTTGTTCACTGTGATGTTCGTCGAGCGGAACACGACCTTGTTGTATCGATCAGCGTCCACAGACTGCGTGATCTTGCCGAAGCGCTTCACGTCTTTGGTGATCTCAAGCCAGTCACTCTCGAACGCGCCCGTGCTCAGCATGCGCTTGATGTACGCACGCCGAAAGACCCGGCTCTTGTTGCGAACTACGTTCTGCTTGACTGCTTCAGTGATCATGTCGGCGTCTCTCTCAGTCTGATCATTCCATCGAAGCCCGCGCCCGGGTTGTTGTCGCTGTACTTGTGGAAGTCGAAGTCGCCTTCCCACACGCACGGGAACATGATCTCGTCCCATGCTGTAGTAGTCGGGAATGCGACGAACGCGAACTCATCGTCAGTCGTGTACACGTCGTACAGGGAATCGCGGAACGTGCGCGAGACGTACTTGAACTTGATGTCAACGACGTGCTTGCGATCCTTCACGTTGATCTTCGTTCCGCCATCCGACATCTTGTGCACGATCTCTTCAGAGTCGATCTTCGGCGTGAACTGAGAAGCTGCAGGGATGCGCTCGAAGTCGAGAAGCTGTGAGCCGATGTACAGATACCCGATCGCCTTCTCAGCGTTCGCCACTTGCGTCTTCTTCATGTCGATCGTGATCGACGTCACGTTCGTCACTGGCGTGCACGTCAAGAACATCGCAGTCTCTGAGTTCGCGTTCCAGCTGGACGTCGTCGTAGCCCCCGTGCTCGTCAGCGCGAACGTGTTCGCCGTGACGCCGTTATAGAAGATCGAGAACTCTTTGAGATTCAGTCCAGCCAGAGCGAGCCGCGAGACAGACTGAGTCGTGTCGAACGTGATCGTGATCGACGCCGTGAGCGAGTCGCTATTGTACCCGCTTGAGAAGTACTGCTTTGTCGCGTCTCTCGACATGATCCTGTCAGCGAGAAGCGAGTTCGATCCGACTGCGATCTGTGTTGATGTCTGCAAGAACGACTTGTTCAAGAACTCCATCAGAATGTCCCCTCATCGAATGCGACGCTCTCGTTGCGTTGTCTAAGCTTCAGAAGCTCTCTATCGATAGCCACCGCGAACTGGCGAGCTTGATCTTCGTTCCCGAGAATCGGCCCATTGACAACGAGCGTGACTTTGCCGCCGCCCAGTCCCTGATCTGGATCGAAGTCGTCAGGAAGCGGAATCACAGCTTCGTCTCGCCCGCCTTCACCGATCGTTGCTTGAATGCCGCCCGGGCGCGCGCTCACGATACCCCCGTCAGCGAGCTGAACGCCAGCGATACGTGCGGCTTGAGCTGCCATCGCAGCGCCGACAAGTCCAGCTGCTGCGAAGTTGAACGGCGGCGGGAATGCCGAGAGAGCCTTTGCGATCGCAACCGGCGTCTCGATGGCGATCTGCGTGATCGCAGCAGCCTTCCCGATCGCGGCGAGAGTCGAGTTGTTCGACTGCTGCAGAGTTGCGATCGTGTTCAGAGTCGCTTCCTGATCCTGCACGCGCTTCTTGTTCAGCTCTTCCTGATTCTTCTGCTTGATCGCGTTCGCTTGAGCTTCAGCGAGATCGCCACGTTGACGCACGAGATCTTGCTTCTTGTGGAAGTTCTCTTCGTTCTTGATCTTCTCATCCAAGAACTTCATCTGCTGAGCCAGCTTCTGCTGCTGGTCCATGCCTTCCATCTCGGCTTCAGCGATCATTCGGTCTTGCTTTGCGATGTCGAGTTCGAGCTGCTTCTCAGCTTCTTTCATCGACTGCTCTTCGCGCAGAGCGTTCTTGCGCTCGTTCGAAGCTTTGATCAGCTCTTCTTCCTTGCGCAGGTTGCCTTCTTTGCCTTCGAGATACGCAGCTTCAAGGCCCGCGATTCGGTCGTACGCTTTCTTGTTCGACTCCGTGATGTCGTCCATCGAGACGGTGACGATGCTCTTCGCAGAGTTCCACGCGTCCTTCCAGTTGCCTTGAACAAGGTTTGCGATCGTGCCCACAAGCCCGCCGAAGACGTTGCCGATCACTTTGCCGACGACTTCAAAGTCGCGCACGAAGAGTATCGCTTGAGCTGTGAGCTGATAGAGCCCGCGGATGATGTCGTCAAGAATCGGACTGCCACCGCTGAACGTCTGAAAGAGCTTCGTCACGGCTTGAGCGCCCAGTGTCACGAGCGGCGCGAGACGCTGTCCGACAGTCTCCATGAAGTCGCTCATCGCGTTCTTCATCACTTCGATTGAGCCCAACCCTTGAGCCATCGCAGACGCCTGGCCACCGAACTTAGAGTTCAGCGCGTCGATCACGTTCGCCATCTTCTGCGTCTTGTCTGAAGACTTCTCGACTTCAATCCCGTAGCGCTGCAAAGCATTCGCTTCGCCAGCGATAGACTTGCCGACGAGCTGCGCAGCACTGTTCAGATCCATGCCCTTGGCTGCTGCGAGATCGAGCGTCGCCTTGACCAGACCCTCAGTGACTTCGCGCTGTCCGACGAATGCTTGAAGTGTTGCTTGAGCTGCGGTGATCTGCTCGTCGCCGAACGTAGTGACTCTCTGCAGAGCAGAGGCCATGTCGTCGTACTTCTTCTTCAGCTCGGTCGTGTACACGCCCTGCTGGACCATCGCTTGAGAGAGTTGATTCGACGCGAGTTCTTGTTCGCGGAATGCTTTGATTGACGCGTACGCGAAGCCCGCGATCGCGGCACCCGCCGCGAAGACGAGTGTCTTGAGAGAACCTATCTTGTCTGTGACTTCATCGAGAGCGTCGGCACCGAGCTTCTTGATCCGGAGCAGTAGTGTTGCTTCTTCTTGTGCCATCTATCGCCCCCTGCTGCGCTTCATGTTCATCGCACGCTGTCTCTTCTTCTCGAGACGCTGCTCTTCATCGAGCCCTGCTTGTGCTACGAGAGTGTCGAACTGATAGCTCTCGATCGGCCGCTCTATGATCTCAGAGGGGAGTTTACCATAGCGCCGCGCGATGATGTCTATCTCTACGAGCTTCGGGCGAGCGAGGTACTGAACCTCTGGATTTTTTTTTTGCCGTACGTGAACTCGATGATGCTCATGTACAGCTCAACTGCGAGCGACCACTCAGTCAGCAGGTGATCAACGGGAATCACATCTTGAGTTGCGTCTTCAGGCTTGCGGCACAGCTTCGGCCACTGGACGCAAGTCAAGAACACGTCCTTGTAGTGCTCGCGCGTGGCTTTCATGAGATCTGCGTCGCTGTGCATCTGCTTTGCGGCTTCGCGCTTGCCCTTGTACTCGTCGTAGTGCTGAAGCATCACTTTGGATCCGGTCAAGTGTGCGACCGGATCGATCTTCTTGATAGTGAACTTCACGCCATGGACTCGCACTGTACGCGTCTTGTTCAGCGCATCTTTGAGAGAGCGACCGAATAGAAGACGCGTCAGAGTGCCCATCAATAGCTTGCCACCGCGTTTCGAACTACGGCGCGCATCGCGTAGCCCGTCGCCGAAGAGTTGTCTTTGAGAACGAGACAGGTGAGTTCGCTCGTCAGAACTTCGTCGGGCCCGCCGATCTCAGGATCGCCAGCTTCGACGATCTTGATCTTCGGCATCGTCAACTTCAGCGAGCGCCGCAGCTTCGAGCCGCTCAGAGTCGAGCCCTGGAACTCGAACTCAGCCGCGAACACCGAGTTCGCAAGCATCGCATCGTACGCGGTTGTCGTGTTGAATCGCATCGTGATGTTGAATGTGAAGCCGACCATTCCAGCCGGAAGAACGTCGAGCACAGAAGATCCGATTCGGCCAGAAGCACCGTCGCTCTTGAGCGAGTTGTTCAATCCGATCTCTACTGACTGCACGTTCCAGTACGAAGACGTAGTCAGAGATGCGAGAGATCCCTCGACACTCACGCGGCCGTTCACGAAGCTCAGCGGCTCAAAGGAGCTCGAAGTCAGAGCTGCAGAGACGTCGTTCGAGGTCTTTGTCGAGTCAACGAAGATGAGAGACGCGCTGCCTTTGAGCACTTCTTCCATCTCGGCTTGCAGCATGAACTCGTTAACGCGGCCGCCGCTGTATTCGAAGATCTTCCCGCCGAGAGAGTCACCCTTGCGGATGTTCATGCACACAGAGCTGATCGACTGATCGAAGAGTCCGATGTCGATCGTGTGATCGAAGCTCACAGCGCCGGCCGTGTCGCCAGTCGCTGTCGCGCTGGAGATCGTTCCGCCGAAAGCGTTCTGCAGCAGATACACGAGAGCGGTTGCTTCTACGCAGACCGGGAACTCGATGTCGCCTTCGACTTTCTTCATGCCCTGATGTGATTCGCTGTAGACGCGGGCGCGATCGATCTGCTCAATGGCAGCGTTCTCGCGCGAGGTCTTGATTGAACAAGAGAGAAACGGAAGAGCTGCGGTGCAAGTGTTGTAAGTCTTGAAGACGTTCTCGCGTCCGACTGCTGCGTAGCTCAGACCACCGATTAGTGCGCCGTCACCTACACCCATGTATCCTCCTTAAAGTGAACCTACGAAATTGTAGTAGTGTTCAGTCCCGATCTGAATGACTCTCTGCTCTATATCTTGGGCCCGTCGAATCAGTTTGTCACGTTTCTCAAGCTCCTCTCGTACGAAAGTCGCGTCGCCTCGCCTGAACTCGTACTGCATCTGCTTCGCAAGATCGCCGCTGTACGGGATTGATAGTACAGTTTCTTGACAACATTGAACGACGGGAAGCTTGAAGCCCTTGATGTACTGCTCGAGCCAGCGAGCACTGTAGAGAAGATTCGTGCTCGAGTATGCGTACGTCCCGCCTTTGGTGACGCAGTAGACGTGACGCATGTAGTTCGCCTTGCCGTTGCCGTCTTCGTCGAACGCATAGTACTTGCCGCCGTAGCGCCACGAATAGTCGAAGCCGATCAAGAGCAGCTTGTCGTACCCGAAGAAGTTCCGTCGGCCCGTATTGTCCGACTGAGTCAAGAACACGACCATCGCATTCGACACGTTCGTCGCTGCAGGTATCCTGTTCGGACATCCAGAGAGCTTCGAGAACTCAAGCTCTGAGTGAATCACGTCCGTGTTCGCAAAGAAGTAGCGCTTCTTCCAGTTGTTCTGCTCATCGGTCCACTTCGGATTGCACGTCACGGTGGCGAAGAGAATCGTGTCTTGAAGCTGATCCTTGTACGGCTCGCAGTACTTCTCGTAGCTCACGACAGCGTCAGCGACGAGACAGTACGTCGGCTTGATTCCGTGGCGAAGCAAGTGCCCGAGCGTCTTGTCACAGCACAAGATGTCAACGTGATGCTGATAGAGCTTGATCGTCTCGATGTGCTCTTCGAACGAGAAGCCGTTCGCTACGAGCAGACAAGCCTTGCCGACACCGATGTTCAGAAAGTCTGACAGCGGGCGAAACGGTGCGAACTTTGAGTGGGTCTTTGCGTGTTCTCGCCAGAGCGGGGCCCATTGATTGTATGCATTCTTCGACTGAGCCACAGTCGTATTCTTGTCGATCTTCAAAGTGATTCCCTTCGTTCAGTAGTAGTACACGAACTCTACATCTATGAAGCCAACCTTGAAGTGGGTCTGTTCGTCAAGACTTGCCGAGTGATACGTGACTTCGCTCGGGAACTGCCACTTCGCGCCGCCCAGTTCAGCATACCCGCGCAGCACTTTCTCAAGATTCTCCATGAGGTATTCAAGATCGCGCGACGCCTTGTCGTCGTAGACGTTCGCTTGAAAGTTCTGATTCCAGACCAGTCCCGCGATCGTGATCACGACACGAGCTTCGCGCTTCACGGCGACTTGATTCATGCCGATCTGTCGAGGCCGCGGCGTCTTTGAAGCCGTGTAGATGCAGACTGCAGGCATCAGATTCGCCGTCGGCATGATGTCTTCAGGGTTCACAGTCAGCACTTTCTGCACACGCTTCGACATGTTCGCAGAAAGATCCGCGACAGGAGCTCCAACGGCGACGTTGTTCGTGTCGAGAGTGTCCTTGATCACGTCTTTCAGTGCGCCGATGTCGAGCGCACTATCGACGACGACAGGCTGCGGAATGCTCAAAGACCCAGTGAAAGTCGAGCCGTTGATGATGTAGCTGATGCCCGAGACGACGTTCGCAGCACCCGGGTTCGTCGATGTGGGCGGGTTGTATGAGCCCGTCTGAGTCACACCGTTCGCAAGATACGAAGTCGCAGAGAGCACGTTCGCAGCGCCCGGATCCGACCAGCGATCAGCGCCCGTGTACGTGCCCGTCAGAGACGTGCCGTTGATCGTGTACCCGATGCCAGTCTTCACGTTCGCTATGCCCGGGTCCGAGCTGCTGATGCCGTCGAATGCAGTGACATCGACGAACGCTGTGCGTGCGGATCCGTTCAAAGAGCCACCTGCACCCGACGTCAGAGTGATGTTCGTCGGATCGATCACGCTGTCCCACACGACGAACTCGTTCACATACATGCGAGCGTTGTTCGCGCCAGAGACGCCGCCGAGAGCGAGAGATGTGCAAGAGCGCCAGTCGAATGTCGCATTGAGTGCAGCGCTGGCTGTGCCAGAGCCGAGAAGAACGCCGTCAATGTAGAGCTTCGCAGCGTTCGCAGTCGTAGTGCCGTCCCATGTGAAGACGACGTCAACCCAGTTCGCAGTCCCGACGTTCTGAGTGCCGAAGTTGATCGCATTCAGCGTCGTCTGTCCGTACTCGTTCGTGCCGTTCGCTATCCATTGATTCGAAGCGTTGACGTGAATCGTGATCCGGTTCGTGCCCCAGTTCATGATGTTGCCGTCGCGCGACCAGATGCCGAGCGCAGCGCCGTTCGCACCGAGCTTCAGTCGCACGAGAACAGAGATCGCACGAGACGTACTGACGTCTTTGATCTTCATCGCGTTCCAGACGATCGCGCGAGCGATCGCTGAGCCGCGGTCCATATTGATTCGGTTGCCGCCGATAGCAGTTGCGTCAGCTTCGTAGAGAGGTGGGTTCACAGCAGAGTTCTGCTGAACAAAGCCGGGGGTCTTGCCGCCGTACGAGAATCTCGCGTCGAATGTGGCACTATCTGATCTGACTGCGTGAATGATTCCCATCAGGCCCCCTTCTCACTTCCGCTCAGCATCCACTTCGCTGTCAATGCTGAGATGCGCTGAATCGCTTTCTTCGAGAGCCACATGAACTCTCTCTTCGGCATCACGGGCCCGCCTTCGTTGTGCGCGTACGCGTACGGGAAGCCTTTCGCCGTCTTTGCATTGTTGTACCACTCAATGCCCTTGGAACGCATCCGCCAGCTCGTCGGCTTGAACGACTGACGAAGATGTCCGTTGTCTTGCAGGATCTTGTTGCCGCCTTTGCCGACTCGCGCCATGCGCTGTGCGTACACTTTCGACCAGCCTTGCCACTTGCGCTGCGGGCCCTGCTCTTTGTCGAAGTGCTCCATGATGTCTTGAAACACGAAAGCACCGAGTGCATTCACATACGCCCGGTGCCCTGTCTCGATGTCTTTGATGTTCTGTCGGATCGACTCGAAGAAGCGTTCAGCTCGGACAGAATCGAATCTGATCTCTGCGTCGCTCATCCGGCATACCAGCACGCCGGCCTGAGCCAGCGCTTGATGCCCGCAAGATACGTGTCGAGCCGACACTGAGCCCGCGGGTGACCCTCGTACGTGCGCGAAACGCGACTCGGATCCGGCGTAGAGAAGTTCGGTGCACGCTCGCCGTTCAGATCAGCGAGCACGTTGCCGAGTGATTGAGCGCCCGAGCGAGCGAGCGACGGCGCGACTGCACGCATGCAGCTCTCGGCCCAGTAGTCTGCTTGACCCTCAACTGACGCCCAGTCCGTGTTGCGGTTGTATCGCGGCAAGCCGCCGAGATGATGGCCGACTTCGTGACACAGCACAGTCAGATACCCGCCTTTGTTCATGCCCGGGTATCTCGCCAGGCCACCGAAAGCGTCTACGTGCCACTCGTTGCCGATGCGATACGCTTGAGCGTTGACTTCGCCTTCAGACCACATGTCGTTGATCACGAGCTTCGCGCCATGAGCTGCAACGATCGGCGCGTACGCGTTCTGTACGGCTGCGATCGCGGCACGGAACGTCTTGTATCGGACACCGCTCGCCTCGATCGGCGCGATGAACTTGTTGTTGCGCGGGAAGTCGCAGACGTTCTCTTGAGCGATCGCGCCCGAGCACATCACAGCGGCCCATACAATGATGAATGCGAACAGAATCTCTGCGATCCAGTCCCGTTGCGTGTGCATGAGAACCTCCCTGTGTCTATGCGTCGCGTTCGTCTTCGATGTCGTCGAGCTTGTCTTGATCCACGGCCCACAGCTTCGGGTCGTCTTCGTTGAATGTGTGAGAGTAGTCGTCAGTGTTCGACAGCACCTGATAGCCGTCTGAGCGCTCATCGAGCACGTTGCCGCTCGAGTCCACGATGTCGGACTTGCGCTCGACGATCGACTTGAGAGCTTCGTTGCCCATCTTCATGTAGTGCTCAGCACGCTTCAGTGCGTCTTTGCCACCGCGCGAGAAGTGTGTGTACGCGTGGCCCGCCGCGATCCATCTGCAGATCTTTGTCAACACGGGCGGGACCGAAGTCGTCGTGTTGAAGTACGCAGTCGAGACGTCGTAGCGCTGGGCGAGAGCAGTCTTGATCTCGCCTTCAGCGTCAGCGATGCACGCATTCGCAAGATCAGACGTCACCGAACTCGCTGAGAGCGAGGTATCGATCATGATCGTCTGAAGCTGTGCGAGTGTGAGCATCGCCATGTCGTCTTATCCTTTCGTGCTGCGAGACTTGAAGTCCTTGCCGTTCACAGTCTTGAGCGGAAGAAACACAGTCTTGCCAGTGTCGGGGTTCGTCAGCTCATAGCCGCCGCGGCGCTCGATCTGCTTGTATTCATCGACGTAGCGCTCACGATTGAACAGGTAGTGCGTGTACTCTGAGCCCGCAGCGTTGCGCTCTTTGCGCAGCACTTTCTTGCCTTCAACGACAAGCCACTGATCAACGCGAACGAAAGCCTTCTTTCCCTCTTCGTTCTCTTTCTTGAGACGCTTGAGGTACTTGTCTTTGCGTTCTGTGTCGAGGGTGTTGATGTCTTCGGGCGAGATCACGTTCGACTTGTCTGCTGAGTGAACGGTTTCTTTCTCGGCTCTTCCGGTTCCATTAGCCATTGTTTCATCTCCGGTTAGTGTATTGAGTTGTGAGAGCGGCTCTCGGGGACCCGAAGTCCCCGAGCCTTTAAAGATCGGGAATATTAAGCGAGCACGTCTTTGATCAGGTAGCCGGCCAAGCTGGCAACGACTTTCGCCTGATACAACATGCCGACTTCGATCGCATCGGAAGCCCGACGCTCTTCGCGCCAGCCTTTCACGAGCGGCTTCGAAGAACGGAAGACGTATCCGCACGACGGCTTCAGCGGGCCAGCGCTGTCCGGGCGGTAGCCGCGGAACACGTTGTCGCCCCACAGAGCCGAGATCGAAGACGAGATGCCTTCGGCGGCCGTGTCGATCACTGCTTTCGGAACAAGCAACTTCTGAGTGTCGAACAATCCAGCCAGCATCGCGGGCGTGATGTCGATAGAAGTGTACTTGATACGATCGATGATCGAGCTGTGATTCTTGGCAGCGACCATCGCGCGATGCGGAACGATCGAGATGTTCGGCTCGTAGCCGGAGTTCTCGAGCACAACCGTACCGGCGGTGTCCATCTGCGGAATCGGGTTCGACGTGACAGTGTCGTTCGACCACTGCTGAGCGGCCGACAAAGACACGTTCTGCGACCACTGAGTGGACGTGAACAGATCCGCAACGCTCTTCT